TGGTAAAGTTGTTAAAACTACACCTACACCTAAACCTAAACCTAAAGTTGATAAATTTGCTGAAGCTAAAAAGAGAGATCCTAATTTATCTAAGTATGTTGCTGAAAGAAAGAAGCATAAAAAAGGTTCTCCTGAATACAATGCTTTACAAAATAAAATAAACAAAGCTTATGGCGTTAGTAAAAGACATGGTCAAACAACGACTACAAAAACTGCTGGACCAAAAGTAAGTAAAGATACAAAGAGAACTACTAAAACTAAAGTTGCAACTCCAGGTCTAGGTTCTAAACAAACTAAAGTTGTTAAAGGAACTAAAGATAATATTAGAAAAACTAAAGTTGTAGAAAGAACTGAATCAGGAGATGTTTCTAAAAAAACTAAACAAAAGTTCGATGTTGAAGGTAATAGAAAGAAAAAGAAAGTAACTACTAAAACTAACGATACAGTAACTAAGTTAAAGATTAAAGATAGAAAAAACGAACCAGCTAAAATTAAAACAAGAAAAAGAGGTGGCACTGGAATTGGATCTGCTATAAAAACAAAGTTAGCTGAAAGAAAAATTAGAAGAGCAAAAAGAAAAGCAAATAAATAAGAAGTAGAACTTTAAATCTACAATCAATTTAATTAAATAAAATAAAATACATTATGGAATACAACTTACCAAGTGAGTTGGTGAAAGATCTTAGCTTTGGTGATGATGCTAAAGCTAAGGTAATCACCGGCGTAAATAAATTAGCCCAAGCCGTTAAATCTACATTAGGAGCGTCAGGTAAATGCGTTATCTACGAAGACGGTCGTGGCAAACCGGTCATAACAAAAGATGGAGTAACCGTTGCAGAGAGCGTAGTCTTGTTAGATCCGGTAGAAAATATGGGTGCAACCCTAATAAAAGAAGCCGCTAGAAATACAGTTAAAGATGCTGGTGATGGTACAACAACCGCTACAGTCTTAGCTGAAGCGCTAATTCAACAAATAGACACTGCAGTCGCAGATGGTCTTACAATCAGAGAAATAAAAGATGGAGTAAACCAAACACTAGATGATGTTATTGAATATCTTAATAACATATCTATAGATGTAGAAGGTGATATGCTTAAATCTGTTAGTGCTATATCATGTAACAATGATAAAGAACTAGGAGCTATTATAGCTGAAGCTTATGATAAGGTTGGTAAAAACGGTGTAGTACTAATGGAAACAAGTGAAACAGATGATACATATGTTGAGATAGTAGATGGAGTACAAGTAGATTGTGGCCTTACATCTACACACTTTGTTACAAACACAGATAAACAAACATGTGAATTAGATACTCCACTTGTATTAATATGTTCATCTGAAATACCTAATGTAAGAAAAATACAAGGAATATTAGAATACGTTATAAAGAACAATAGAGCTTTACTTATTATAGCGCCAGTAGCTCAATCAGTTAAGGCCGCTTTAATGATGAACAAAGTAAAAGGTAATATTAAAGTAAACATTATTGATTTACCAGGCTTTGGTCCTACTAAAAAGGATGCTACAGAAGATCTAGCTATATTAACAGGTGCTACAGTAATTAACGAAGAGCTAGGTGATGATTTGGATCTTATGAAGCCAGAACACTTAGGTGAAGCTGAGTTCTCAGTAACAGATAGTAAACATACAGTTCTAACACTAGATGGCATGACCGATGATATTGAAAATAGAATAGATGAGTTAAATGCTAAGTTAGCTAAAGAAAAAGATGGTTTTATTAAAAAGAAACTAGAAGATAGATTAGCTACATTATCTGGTAGTGTAGGTATAATTATGGTAGGAGCTAATTCAAAGGTTGAATTAAAAGAAAAGAAAGATCGTGTTGAAGATGCTATATATGCTACTAAGGCTGCACTACAAGAAGGTATAGTACCAGGTGGTGGTATAGCACTATTAAATGCTTCTCAAAAAATTTCAACCAGCGATGCTGGTAAGGTATTGTTAAATGCTTTATCTTCACCATTTGAAACTATTATGGATAACTCTGGTATGAAGCTTAATGTTAACATGAAGGAAGGTTATGGTTGTAATGTAATAACAGGTAACTTTGTTAAAATGATAGATGAAGGTATTATCGATCCTGTACTTGTAACTAAGTCTGCACTTAAAAACGCTGTAAGTGTAGCTTTAACTATTATGTCAGCGGATTGTGTAATATCAAATATAAGAATAGAAAATGCAAGCAGTTAACGATTACGTAATAATTGACATAATAAAAGAAGGTCCAAAGAAAGTTGGTGGTTTAATCTTAACAGATGAAACAGATGAAACGAATAGATACAAAAAAGCTAACGTTATTTCTACAGGCAACGATGTTCCTGTTGTTAACAAGGGTGATATTATATATTATGATGCGATAGCTGGACATGATATTGCTTACAATAATACTATGTATAAAGTTATACGCGCTAGAGATATAGTTATAGTAGAATAATTACTATTTACAAAAAGCGTGTAATATCTATTAAAGTAGATTATACATAAACTATAAACCATAAACAAGAAACAGAAAATCATAAATTAATTATTAATCATTAAAAAAAAATTAAAATGGAAAGATATTTGTATTTTAGACAAAGTGCTACATTGACAGATGACCATGATGAAGTTACTGGATCAAACATATATCCTGCTTCTTCTTTTATGGGAGCTTGTTCTGGTGATGCTGCTTTAGGTGGTGCAATTGCAGATGATGACGATAGGTTATCTTTGTTCTTCAAGCCAAAAGCAAAACAACCAGGAGGAGCTGGAGATGCTGATGACGCTTCTGCTGACTACAATGACATCGTTGTTTTAGACCTTACTACTGTTAACACACAAAAAGCGGTTCTTACCGATTTAGTTAACAAAATGTATGGACAACCCCATATCACTGGTATGATCGATGTTTTTGATGGAAACGCGGGAACAGGTCTTGCTGGTGTATCTGGTATACACGTTGTAGAGCACTCTGAAACTGCTGACTAATATTAGCATGAGATTAACAAGTCACGATTTACGTGATTTACAAATCCTTAAGTATTACAGGCTCGTTAGAAAATGGGCCTGTAAAACTTACGGGTTAACAGATGCAGACCTTGAACTCTTAATATATTTAGATTGCAAGGGGCGTTTTACAAGAAATGAATTTATCGACGGAACATATACCATGAGTTGGGATAAAAACCGTTGGGAGAAATTAAGGAGGAATGGTTGGATCGAAACGTGGAGACATAGAAATAGAACAACCATCAAATACTCTGTATTCAAAACCTCCTTTAAGTGTTCGCACTTAATAAGTAGAATATATAGGATACTCTTAGGTGAAGAAGATATACCAACTTCTGAAAAGAGTATTTTTTTTAATAACAAATCATATACCGATAAGGTCATGAATAAGTCTATCGATGATATGATAAAAGATAATGAACGATGATAAAGAATTTAGTAGGTGGCTTATTCAGCACGGTAGTAAAAAATGCAGAAGGAATACTTGATAAAGTTATTACAACGGACAAAGAAAGAGATGAAGCGAAACTTGCGCTTAAACGACTACTACTTGAAGCAGAGCAAGAAGCCTTCAAACAAGAAGTCGAAGACAGAAAGAGCGCTAGAGATATGTACAAAGACGACGCTCTTATTCAAAAAATACTTGCAACGTTATTTACAATTGCGTACTTTGGATTAAGCTTCATGATGTTTAGATACTTTGTAACAGGTGATCTAGAGCTAGGAGAATTTGAGATAAGTTTTATCTCTACAATATTTGGCGCAATGAGCGCAAAGGTTAATACGGTAGTCGACTTCTTTTTCGGCGGATCGTCAAAAAAGAATCAAGAACAACAAAATAATAAAAAATAAGATATGAACTCAAGATTTTATCAAACAACAGTTAGACCAGATTTTACAGTTGCTACCGCTATGGGTACAGCATATTCTGACAACGACTGTTTATTCACTTGGAATAAATTTCACATACCAAAAGGTACTGCTAAGTTAACTAATATCAGCGGAATAATCCAGGGTACTAATGCAACAGCAGGCAATAGTCACGATTTTACACTTTACTTTGCTAGAACAGTTAATGGCGTAGCCCCACCTAGATTTGATATTATTCATTCTAGCATGTCCGCTGCGTTTTCGGCAAGTTACAGAAGACATATAATAGGTAAAATACTAATAGACGAAAGTGCATCAACTGATACGGATCATTTAGTTGGATATAGTGTTTTCAATACTGGTGATTTTACAGGTAAAGTAGCTCCAACAATAATATTAAACTCAGATGGTGTTCCGTTTAATAACTCTCTTACTCATCCGTCAGGGTTTAATTATGATGATGGTACATCAACAGCATCTTCTATGAGCGAAACACCAGAAGGATATGAAACTTATTTTGTCGCTGCTATAGCTCATGGTGCTTTTGATTTTGGTACAGATGTAGATTTAAATCAAGTTGGTAATCAAGCCGCTTCAACTGCTGCTGTTCAAATAACAGTAGATGGAACAAATCCTCTCACTGTATTTGGATCAGGAGATATATTAGTTGGTGAAACTGGTGGGCCAACCATGGAAGTTGTTACTGTAGATAGTACGACAACAATGACAGTTAAAAATATAAGTGAACAAATTGATAATAACGAACAACTTTGTTTTAAAAGCCCAATAAGACTTGAACTTGGGTTTGAATACTAAAAAAATATAAATTAAATTAAATTAAATTAAATATGGCAAAAAAAGAAAAGGTTATCGACCTTAAGCAAAAGGTTGATAAAATATCAGATATTCATTTAGATGAATTACAAAAAATAGTTAATACTATAAATGGATTACAATTTAACATAGGCAAAGTAGAAGCTCAAAAACATCATTTACTACACGGTCTTGATGAAGCTCAAAAGGGAGTTAAAACTATGCAAGATAAGTTAGCTAAAGAATACGGTACTTATGATATTAATCTAGATGATGGTAGTATCAACTGGCCTAAAGAAAATAAAGATGAAAAATAATATCATCAGAAAAATTACTATAGGTAAAGATTATAAAACAGATTCAATGCATTATGCTGTGCAACAAGAAGTTTACGGCGGACACAAAATATGTGATATAATAGAAGAAGAAGACAAGTATTGTATTTATATTAGAAAAGAAGAGGTGGTTATACCTTGGAAAGATTTTAATAAAAATATGGCCATATCAGTTGAGTATAATCTAGAATACTAATGAAAGCTTATAAAGATTTTATTGTATCTCCAATAGGTGAAAGATATAATAATTCTACAAAAGTTGGTGATAAAAATTTAATATTAAACACTGAGGTTTTTAATCATCAATATGTAAATAGATTAGCAAAAGTTATCGCTACTCCATTATTATTTCAATCACCTATTAACGTGGGTGATGAAGTAATAGTGCATCATAATATTTTTAGAAGATGGCACGATGTTAAAGGTAGAGAGAAGAATAGTAGATCTTATTGGAAAGAAGATAAATATATAATATCACAAGATCAACTGTATTTATATAAAAGAAAAGATTGGATCGCTACACCTGGATATAGTTTTGTACAACCTATAAAATCTACAAATAATCTAACTAACGATAATGAGCAACCATTAACTGGTATTATAAAGTATACAGATGGTGCTTATAATTTAAATACTTTAGTTGGTTTTACACCAAATAGTGAATATGAATTTATTATTGAAGGTAAAAGATTATATAGAGTTTTAAATAAATTTATTACAATTAAATATGAATATCAAGGAAACGAAGAAGAATATAATCCAAGCTGGGCACAAAGCGGTTGAAGAACTTATTAAAGTTGCTAGAGAAGAAATAGTTGATTCAGACGAAGATATATCAGCAGATAGATTAAAGAACGCGGCAGCTACAAAAAAGTTAGCTATATTCGATGCGTTTGAAATACTAAACAGGATTCACGAGGAAGAAGCTATGTTAGATGGCAAGACTGTAGAAGCAAAAGAAAATAAGTTTAAAGGATTCGCAGAAGGTAGATCAAAATGAGTTACGAGCAAACACTATATAAAATAGTTGAGCCAGTAAAACTAACTACAATAAAAAGATTAAATAAATCTAAAAAGTGGGAGTATGGTTATAACAAAGAAAATGATGTTGTTGTAATATCTAAAACCGGTATGATAGGTGATGTTATCGAAATACAAGGTTTACAAATAGCTTTACCTAAACAACCTAAAGAAATTTATTCTTGTAGCAAAATTAAACAAGAACAAAAGTGGAAACAGTTTTCACCTAATCCTGATTTTAAAAAAATTAAAACAGTATTTGACTGGCAAGTTTATCCAGATGATTTTAAAGAAAAGCATTATGGATATATAGACGAAGAGTTTAAAAGAAGAGAAGAAGGGTTTTGGTTTATGAACAAAGGTGAACCAACTTATATGACTGGTACGCACTATATGTATTTACAATGGAGTAAAATAGACGTTGGAGCACCAGACTTTAGAGAAGCAAATAGATTATTCTATATATTTTGGGAAGCGTGTAAAGCAGATAAAAGAAGTTACGGAATGTGTTATTTAAAAAATAGACGTTCTGGTTTTTCTTTTATGAGTTCTTCTGAAACTGTTAACATGGCAACTCTAGCAAGTGATAGTAGATTTGGTATATTGTCTAAAACGGGTGCCGATGCAAAGAAAATGTTTACTGATAAAGTTGTGCCAATAAGTTTAAACTATCCTTTCTTTTTCAAACCAATACAAGATGGTATGGATCGACCTAAATCTGAACTAGCTTATAGAGTACCAGCTAAAAAGTTTACTCGTAAAAAGATGAGGGAGCGAGAGGAGATTGATGACATGCAGGGTCTTGATACAACTATAGACTGGAAAAATACAGGTGATAATAGCTATGATGGTGAAAAGTTAAACCTACTAGTTCATGATGAAAGTGGTAAGTGGGAAAGACCTGATAACATAAAAAACAACTGGAGAGTTACAAAAACTTGTTTACGTTTAGGTAGTAGAATAGTTGGTAAGTGTATGATGGGAAGCACATCCAATGCCTTAGATAAAGGAGGTGATAATTTTAAAAATCTATATAATGATTCAGATGTTACCAGACGAAATAGAAATGGACAGACTAAGTCGGGATTATATTCTTTGTTTATTCCTATGGAATGGAATTACGAGGGATTCATTGATGAATTCGGACGACCTGTGTTCACTAATCCTAAACAACAAGCATTTGATCCACATGGAGTAGAGATAGATCAAGGAGTAATTGATCATTGGGAAAATGAAGCACATGGATTAAAAGATGACCAAGATGCTTTAAATGAATTTTATCGTCAGTTTCCTAGAACAGAAGAGCATGCGTTTAGAGATGAAACAAAAAATAGTTTATTTAACCTTATAAAAATATACGAGCAGATAGATTATAATGAAGGTAATAGAAACTCATCTGTAACTACAGCTGGTAACTTTCAGTGGGTTGGCGGTAAAAAAGATACACTAGTTACTTTTAATCCAGATCCTAATGGTAGGTTTAATATTAGTTGGGTTCCAGGACAAAAATTGCAAAATAACGTTATAATTAAAAATGGCGTACGTTATCCAGGTAACGAGCACATGGGTGCATTTGGTTGTGACTCATATGATATATCTGGAACAGTGGATAGAAGAGGATCAAAAGGTGCTTTGCACGGTTTAACAAAGTTTTCTATGGAAGATGCACCAGCAAATACTTTTTTCCTTGAATATATAGCAAGACCACAAACAGCTGAGATATTTTTTGAAGATGTTTTAATGGCGCTAGTATTCTACGGCATGCCACTATTAGCAGAGAATAATAAACCAAGGTTATTGTACTATTTACGTAGAAGAGGTTATAGAGGTTTTAGTATGAATAGGCCTGATAAAATATGGAATAAATTATCAGTTGCAGAAAAAGAAGTAGGTGGGATACCAAACTCTAGTGAAGATATAAAACAAGCTCACGCTGCTGCTATAGAAATGTACATAAACGATCACGTTGGTTTACTACAAGACAACACTTATGGAACAATGTATTTTAATAGTACACTTAATGATTGGTCTAAATTCAATATAAATAGAAGAACTAAACACGATGCATCAATAAGTTCTGGACTAGCAATCATGGCTTGCAATAGACATTTATATAGACCAAACCCTAAACAAAAAAAAGAACCATTAAATTTACATATATCAAAATATAATAATAAAGGATTTTCATCTACGATAATTAAAAATAAAATATGAGATCAGAACACTCTATAAATTTTCCTTCGCAAGCAGTTAGCGATTTAGAAAAACTAAATGAAGATTACGGTTTAAAAGTAGCTAGAGCTATACGCCACGAATGGTTTTCAGGAAGTACATCTAAATATAACAGTCATAAAAATAATTTTCATACGTTAAGATTATATGCTAGAGGAGAACAACCTATTCAAAAATATAAAAATGAATTATCTATAAATGGTGATTTATCTTATTTAAATCTTGATTGGAAACCTGTACCTATTATTCCTAAGTTTGTAGATATTGTTGTTAATGGTATGGCTCAAAGAAACTTTGAAATAAATTGTTTTTCACAAGATGAGTTTGGAGTTAAGAAAAGAACAGACTACATGGAGTCTATACTTCGTGACATGAGATCTAGAACATACACAGATTTAGTTAAGCAAAAATTTGGTATTGATCTTTACGAAAATAATCCTGAAGAACTTCCTGATACTGAAGAAGAACTAACGCTTCACATGCAACTTGATTATAAACAAGCTGTAGAGCTAGCAGAAGAACAAGCGCTAAACGTTTTACTAGAAGGTAGTGATTATGATTTAATTAGAAGAAGATGTCTATACGATTTAACAGTACTAGGTATTGGAGCTACTAAGACCACGTTTGATTTTAGCACTGGAGCTCAAGCAGAATACGTTGATCCAGCTAATTTAGTTTACTCACATACTGAATCACCTTATTTTGAAGATGTATATTATATTGGTGAAGTAAAAGAACTACCTATTAACGAATTAGTAAAAGAGTTTCCAGAGTTATCTGAAGAGGAAATAAAAGAATTAGCAAATAAATACGCTTACCCATTAGATTACGTTACAAGTAGAGATAAAAATAAAGTTCAAGTTTTATATTTTAATTATAAAACTCATATGAATAATGTTTATAAATTAAAAGAACTTGCTAGTGGTGCCGAAAAGATTATTGAAAAAGATGATCAATTTAATCCACCCGCAGATATGGAAGCTAAGTTTTCTAAACTTGAAAGAGTTGTTGAAACTTTATATGAAGGTGTTTACATTATAGGTGCAGATAAGATACTTAGATGGAAGATGTGTGACAACATGATGAGAACTGATTCTGATTTTAGTAGAGTTAAAATGAATTACCAAATTGTTGCTCCAAGAATGTATGAAGGTAGAATAGAATCTATTGTTAGTAGAATAACTAGTTTTGCTGATATGATTCAATTAACACATTTAAAGCTACAACAAGTTATGGCGCGTATGGTGCCTGATGGTGTTTATTTAGATGCTGATGGTTTAGCAGAAGTTGATCTTGGTAATGGAACAAATTATAATCCACAAGAAGCACTTAACATGTTCTTCCAAACTGGTAGTGTTATAGGTAGAAGTTTTACATCTGATGGTGATGGTAACCCTGGTAAAGTACCAATACAACAAATAAACAACGGTGTTAACAGTGGTAAATTACAAAGTTTAATTACAACTTACAACTACTATTTACAAATGATAAGAGATGTAACCGGATTAAACGAAGCAAGAGACGCTAGTACTCCAGATCGTAATGCTTTAGTAGGTGTACAAAAAATGGCAGCAGCTAATTCTAATACAGCTACAAGACATATATTACAATCAATGATGTTTATTACGGCTGAGGTTGCAGAGTGTCTATCACTACGTATAGCAGATATAATAGAGTACTCACCAACGCGCGATGCTTTTATAAGGGCATTAGGTGCACACAACGTAGCTACGTTAGAAGAAATGAAAAACTTACATCTTTATGATTTTGGTATATTTATAGAGTTAATGCCAGATGATGAAGAAAAACAAATGCTAGAAAATAATATACAGGTTTCTTTACAACAAGGCTCTATAGATTTAGATGATGCTATAGATTTACGTAATATAAGAAATATAAAACTAGCTAATCAAATGTTGAAGATTAAAAGGAAACAAAAGCAAAGAAGAGATCAACAAATTCAACAACAAAATATACAAGCACAAGCACAAGCAAACGCTCAAACACAACAAGCAGCAGCTCAAGCTGAAATGCAAAAGAAACAAGCTAACGCTCAGGCTGATGCTCAACTAGAACAAACTAGAAATCAACTTAAAATACAATATTTACGAGAAGAAGCTAGTGTTAAAAAAGATTTAATGCAATACGAGTTTCAACTAAATACCAGACTAGAAGGTATGAAAAAAGAAGCTGCAGATAAAATGGAAGCTTTAAGAGAAGATAGAAAAGATGCTAGAGTTGATAGACAAGCTGGTCATCAAAAAGAAATGATTACACAAAGAAGTGAGGGTGATTCACTTAAAAAGTTTGAATCATCAGGTAATGATATAGTTACAGGAGATGCAGGTTTAGACCTGTAATCTTTATTTTTAATATTTTATAAAATTTTATTATGATAGAAGAAAACAATGAAGTTGTTGAAGAAACAACTGAAGAAAACGTAGAACAACCCGTAGAAGAAGTTGTTGACGAATTAGATTTATCTAAGTTTGATAGCGCTGAAGATCCAGATGTTATTAAAATAGATTTAGACAATACACCTGAAATTAAAAGCGAAGAGGTTGAGCAACAACCCGCTGAAGAAGAAAAGGTGGACGTAGTCGAAGAAACAGTAGATCAACCTGTACTTCAAGAAGTTACTGAAGAAGAAAAAGTTGAAGAAGTGCAAGAAGCTGTTGAAGAAGCAGTTGAAGAAGCAGTTGCTACTGGAGAACCACTACCAGAAAACATACAGAAAGTTGTAGAGTTTATGGAAGAAACAGGTGGTGATTTACAAGACTACGTTAATTTAAATAGAGATGTTTCAAAAATGGATGACTCAGATATATTAGACGAGTACTATAGAAGCACTAAATCTCATTTAACAGCAGAAGAACGTAATTTTTTATTAGAAGAGAAGTTTGGTTATGAAGATGATATTGATGATGAAAAAACAATACGTAGTAAAAAGATAGCCCTCAAAGAGCAAGTTGCCGAGGCTAGAGCCCACTTAGACAGGCAAAAGTCTAAATACTATGAAGATATTAAAGCTGGGTCAAAGTTGACTCAAGAACAACAAGATGCTATTAATTTCTATCATAAATACAATAAAGATCAAGAAAGTCAGAAAAAGTTATCTGAAAAAAGCAAGAGAACATTTTTAAATAAGACTGATAGTTTCTTTGGACAGAACTTCAAAGGTTTTGAATATAATGTCGGAGATAAAAAATATCGGTATAATGTTAATGATGTTAATAAAGTAAAGACAGCTCAAAGTGATATTAATAATTTTGTCAACAAGTTTGTTGGTGAAGATAAGTCTACTATAGACGACGCTGCAGGTTATCATAAATCTTTATATACAGCTATGAACGCTGATGCTATTGCCAAGCACTTTTATGAGCAAGGTAAAGCAGATGCAATTAAAAGTCAAGTTGCTAAAGATAAAAACATTAATCTAGAACCTAGAAAAACTCATGGCGAAACAAATGTTGGGGGTGTTAAGTATAAGGTGTTAGGTCAATCTTCTTCTGAAATTAAAAATAGATCTTTTAAGATTAGAAGTAAAAATAAAAAATAACATTTAAAAAAAATATATTATGGCAATTACTGCAGGAGGTAGTTTGAATAGTGTACCTGCTCCACAAAAGCAAGCGCTAAATACAAATTATCTAGATTTTACGGGCTCCACTAATGACTGGAGACAACAATACCTGCCTGACTTAATGGAAAAAGAAGCTGAAGTTTTCGGACCGAGAACTATTTCAGGTTTTTTAGCTAAAGTTGGTGCAGAAGAATCTATGACCTCTTATCAAGTTGTTTGGTCTGAGCAAGGTAGATTACACTTATCTTATAAG